GCAGAAGGTGGAGAAGTAATACGACAAGGATATTCAGCAGGTGCTTTAGCAACAAAAGTTGCCATGCCAATTATCAATAGAGCTTTAACACAAATTACAAAGACTAAAGGTAGCTATAAAAAATTTAATAATATTTTAAAAGATTATAATAAAACAGAAAAGGTATTAGACTTTGGTTCTGGGTTAGGACATGGCACACCATTATTAAAAGGAACAAAGATTATTAGTCACGAACCTTACGCACAACCTCTTAAAATTACAAACACAAAAGGAAGACTTCCGGATTATAAGGATGTTGATACATTAATACAACGAGAGGGATTAAATTCCCAAGACGCAGTTATACACCATATGGTTACGAATGTTATTGATGACCCATTGGAAAGACAACTAACAGTTAAAACAATAGGTGACTTGTTAAAGAAAAATGGCATTAGTATTTTAACAGCACGAAGCAAGGCAGATGTTTTAAAAGCAAAGACTAAGGAAGCTTTTGGTGATGGATTTATTATTGGAAAGGGAAGTGAAAAAACTTTTCAAAAAGGATTTGGTCAAGATGAATTAAAAAAATATGTAAAGAATATTTTGGGTGATGCCTTTGAAGTATTTAAAATTCCATCTAAATATAAAATAAGCGGTAGTGGTGTCATCATTAAAAAACTTGATGATGTTGTAAAACTTTCAGAAGGCGGACAAGTAAGACAGTTATTAAATGGTGGTGGTTCTACTTGGACTAGTCCTCATAGTAATACACCAACAGCTTCATCATCCAATACTAGTAGTAGTGGTTATAGTGGTGGTGATGATGTATCTGGATTGGATTTTTTGAATGATTCTTCAGGAAGTTCTAATGATTCTTCAGGAAGTTCTAATGATTCTTCAGGAAGTTCTTCAGGAGGAAGTGATGATGTATCTGGATTGGATTTTTTGAATGATTCTTCAGGAAGTTCTTCAGGTGGCAATGGTGGTGATGATGGTGTAGTTAATCCAAATGAAGAAACAAAAATTATTCCTAAAAAAAAGAAAAAGGAATTAACTGACTGGATAAAGGGTGGTGGAAAAAAGATAGGCGATAATACCTATGCTAATTATTGGACATATTTATTACCAGATTCTTTACAAGCTGGACAAGATATATTTTATGAAGGTTTAGGTGGAGGTTTTGGAGTTGGAACGAGAATAGGTCAAGATGGTATTCTTGGAGGAGGAGTAGGAGTAAAATCTGGTGCAATGCTCGAAGGTGATAGAGACTTTACATATAACTTACCGGATATAGATGAACCTATAACAAATATTATTAAAGAAAATTTTACGCAATTTCCAACTGAAATACCAAAATCTGGGGATATTTCTCAAGGTTCTGCTGAAGCTACTGTTGGTTATTATTCTCCTAACTCTCTTCTCCAAGCAACTTATGATACTACAAAAGGTGGAAAGATAGAAGGTCAGCATGAATTTGATACAGTAAATATTGGAAAACAGGAATGGACTCCGGTTGTTGAGGGGTCTGTAAAAGATACTGGAGAAACTGGTGCATTTGTTGGTGGAACAACTTTATTGGGTGGGAACTATAAATTTCCTATTACTGTTGGAATACAAAAAGATTATGGTGAAAATTTTGGTGCTTATATTGGAACAACAATACCTTTGGATTACAAAAAAAGTGGTGGATTAATGGATAGACAACGATTACTGGACAGAAAAAAGTCTTGACAAAACCACCATATAGGTGTATAATATAGATATACGGGATAGCTATAGGTAGTATCCGGTATAATAACAACTCGCTTAAAATGAAAAGGAGCAACACATATGAATAACCTACCTACTACACACAATAGGAATTGGGTCTCTGATTTTGACCCGTTCAGAAACTTGACAGTTGGTTTCGATAATATCTTTGACCAACTATCAGCATTGTCTCATTTTGAGACACCAAATTATCCCCCTTACAATATCAAGAAAGTTGACAAGGAAAACTATCAACTGGAAATGGCATTGGCAGGATTTTCAAAGGATGACATAGAGGTGGAAGCAAAGGAAAATACTTTGTCTGTCTCTGCAAAATCTTCTGATAAGGATGATGATAGTTTTGTCCATAGAGGAATAGCTCAACGAGCTTTCAAAAGACAATGGACTTTAATGGAGCATCTTGAAGTTCAAGACGCAAAGTTTAAGGATGGTGTTCTTGTGGTGGATATGAAATTAAATCTACCGGAAGAAAAGAAACCACGAACAATCAAGATAAAATAAAAAAAGGTAGGGGGTTAATCGCCCCCTTCTTACATGAAATTAATTTTAATAGGAGTAATATTAATAACTTTATTTACAAATACCACAATGGCAAAGAATAAAAAAAATATAAATTGGAGAAGAATTATGACTTCGGATGAAGCATATACTTATACACCTACACCTAAAAAAAGTATTTGGGATAAGATAATGAGTAAAAGAAAACATCTAAAGGGAATTGATATTAAACTATTTTCAAAAGGAGGAAAAGTAAAATGAAATATTGGAAAGAATTAAGCAAGAAAGGAAAGATAGCAGTAGTAGTTGGTGCTGTTGTTGTTCTCCTTATTGTTTGGAAAACTTTATTATAAATAATTAGGAGTTTAATAAAATGTTAGGCGGACTGCCGGTAGAAATGATTACAATGCTAGGTTCTAGCTTACTGGGTGGATTTATGTCTATCTGGGGTCAGAGCATAAAGGCAAAACAAGCGGAACAAAAGATGCTTCTTGCTCGAGGTAAGTTTCAAATGGAAGCTATTGAAAAGGCAAGGCAGTATGACAACAAGGGATTTCAATGGACACGAAGAATCATTGCTTTAACGGCAGTCTTCTTTATCATTGCCTATCCTAAATTAGTTCCGGTATTCTTTGATACAAGTGTCTTCCTTACATGGACAGAATTTACAAATGGATTTTGGTTTCTTATAGAAAAGAAAGAAATCGTAATGGACAAGGAGTTCTTTGGTGTTGTTATCACACCACTTGATACTCACTTGATGTCAGCTATTATAGGACTATACTTTGGGGGAAGTCTCGTTAAGAAATAATGTATAAATATTTGAAAGATAGATTCTTAAATTTTTGTGAAGTCTATTGTGGCAAGGTCAGTAATTGGGCGTGGCATTTAAGATGGAATAAAAGAAACCGGAAATCTAAGTAATAGAATTTAAATACTTCTTTAACCATTCGTGAATAGGTTTAAGTTTTCGTCTAGCTTCAGAAACAAGATTAATATAAAAATTTCGTTCCTCCCGAATTTTAAAACACTTTATCATAACCTCTTCATCCTCAATGGGTAAAGAGGTTATTTCAGTTTCGAGCTTTCCTTCTTTATTTATTAGTAAGGTATACGAAAATATCGTAGCTTCTTTATGTCTTTTATTAGGCACATCAGCTCATTTCTACATCATCAAATACACTGGACCAGTTTCCTTTGATACTGGCTTTGGCGTAGGATGATGCCCTCCCCTCAAAAAAGTTTTGGTGTTCAACTCCAATCACTTCATCCCACCACGATAAAGGATTATCTTTGACATTATAATTAGGTTTCAATCCTAGTTGTAACAGTCTTCTATCAGCAATATAACGATTATATTGTTTCATTTCTTCTAATGTTAGTCCTTGTATATCCCCCATTTCAAATACCAATTCAATAAAGTTGTCCTCATGGATAACCATTTCCCTGCATATCTGATATATTTCTTTCTTGAAATCATCAGTCCATATGTGAATGTTCTCCTTGATAAGAGTACGAAATACTTTTGTCATGCCCTCAACATGAAGAGACTCATCCCTAATGGAATAATCCACTATCTTACACATACCTTTCATCTTTCCAAATCGTTGAAAGTTCATCAGTATGGCAAAGCTAGAGAATAATTGCAGTCCTTCTGTAAATCCAGAATAAACTGCAATTGCTTTTGCCAAAGGTTTTAATTTATTTTTCTTATCACTCACATTAAACTTTTGTATATAGTTATGCTTGGCTGACATTTCCTCATACTTGGCAAATGCTTTGTACTCTGACTCCGGCATACCTACTGTATCTAACAGCAATGAGTATGCGTGTTGATGAACAGATTCAATGTTTGCAAATGAACCCATCATCATTCTTAACTCCGGCTTTTTAAACACCGGAATATATTTTTCATAATATCCTGCACCAACATCAACATCTGATTGTGTAAACAATCTGAATATCTGTGTCAGTAAATTCTTTTCAGCAGGTGTAATTTTTGTATTCCAATCCTTTACATCCTCATGCATGGGTACATCTTCCGGTAGCCAATGCAATTGGTTCTGAATGATATAATAATCAAAAGCCCAAGGATATTCAAAGGGTTTGTAATAAGTCCTTTCCGTTAATAAATTTTCTGTTACGCTTGACATGATAAACACTCCTTTTCTAACATTTCTTCATCAAGTTTAATTCGTTTTACTTTAAGGTTAATATTTTCAGCACTCTTTGCTTCACGACTTCTCAAATAATATAAACTTTTTAATCCTTTCTTCCAAGCTTCGAAGTGAACCTTGTTGGAATATCGTAAAAAATTATTGTGGTCATCTTGAGAAGACTGTATAGGTGGGGCAACAAAAAATAAATTGACTGACTGTGCTTGACAAATATATTGTTGTCGCTGTGATGCGTGTTCCACTATCCAATGTTGGTCTATCTCATCAGCAGTCTTGAACACACTCTTTTCCCACTCTGTTAAAAATTTTAAATGTTTTACTGAACCATGATGTTCACTAATATGTTTCCATACTTTATCTTTAAAGGAAACATAATCATTATCATATTCTTTTTGCAAGTCTTCTGACTCTTCCCACTTTACTTTAAAGAGTTCATGTAAATGTTTATTGCGTACTTGAAATGTACCGCTTAAAGTTTTATGGGAATAAACATTTGCTCGTATAGGTTCAATGGATGGACTTGTACCACCACAAATAATGGATGAGGTGGCATTAGGGGCAATGGCTAACAAGTGTGCGTGACGCATACCCGTACCTTCCATGTCCGGTGCTTCTCCTCTTTCTATCGCCAGTTTCTTTGAAGTCTCAACAGATTTTTCCTTAATGTATTTAAACATTTTCATGTTCTGTCCGGTTGCCATATCACTATCAAATGGTATGTTTAATTTCTGTAAGTAAGTATGAAATCCCATAGCACCTAGTCCAATGCTTCGTTCTTTGAACGCACTATATCCTGCTCTTTCAAATCCGGTCATGCTTTCCTTTATAACTATGTCCTTAATGTTTCCTTCCATATCAAAAGAAAAATCATAGACAGCAAGAATAAAATGTTCCAGCACATTATCCAGCATTCGTACCATGTCCGGTATAAATGTCGGAGAGCTAGACCACTTATCATACTTGGCTAGATTAACACTTGATAGACAACAGACAGCAGTTCTATCCTCTGCTGTTGCAAGAGTTATTTCACTACATAAATTTGATTGATTAACTTTTAATCCAAGTTTCTTTTGTTTGTCCGGTAAATATCTGTTGGATGTATCAATGAAATGAAGATAAGGTTCTCCGGTTTCATGTCTTGTTTCCAAAATCATTCTCCATAAATTTCTTGCATTCAAAGACTTAATAACTTTATTTGAATGAGGGTCTATTAAATCCCAATCTATATTATTTGATACTGCATCCATAAACTTATCAGTTATGTTAATGCCATGATGAAGGTTAAGACATTTTCTGTTTGCGTCACCACCGGAAGACTTACGCATGAATAAAAACTCTTCTATCTCTGGGTGTGATATGTCCATGTATCCTGCATAGCTTCCTCGTCTTGTTGTACCTTGATTGAATGCTAACATTTGACTGTCAACAACTTTAATAAAAGGAATTGAACCGGTTGACTTTGAACCATGCGTTGTTGCTGTTCCATCACTTCTTACTGCTCCCCAATAACCACCAATACCACCACCATTACTTGCCAACCAAATGTTCTCGTTATAATGTTCACTTAAACCTTCCCTGCTGTCCGGAACATAATTAAGGAAACAAGAAATAGGTAAACCTTTTTTTGTACCGGCATTGGAAAGTATGGGTGAGGAAAATCCAAACCATTGTTTACTTGCGTACTCATACATTCGCTGTGCCATATCCCAATCCACCTTGCCATGATAGGTTGATACATACTTTGATGCCCTAGCAAATGCGTGTTGCGGTGAAGTTTCATTTTCAATAAGGTATCTGTCTTGTATTGTTGCGATACCAAATGGTGTTATGTTATCATCTCTTTCTAAATCTATTTTAATTCTGCTCATTTGATTTACATTCTCCTGCAATTGCCATATAAGCAGACCCATCATGATAAGTATCTTCGCTGACTGCTCCAAGTTTTGTTCGTGCTATCTTTAATAGGCACATCATAATAGCCACATCATGTGGTGTTATGGTTTTATCTAAAAAGGCAGACCAAAGACTTGCAATATTTTTATGGTTCTCTACCTTGTCTCCATAATCCGTATGTCGTTGACCACTAACTAATTTTATAGCAGTCTCTAATATTGTTTTAGTTTTTAGGTTTTCCAACTGCTCCCCCCTTTCCAAACATTTCTAATTCCAATTCCCTCATTCCAATATAATGACACAGAGCCATATTGTTTTTACAAAACCAATGCACCCCTGCACCAAGAGTTAATATCTGTGTGTCATCAGAGACATTAACAAACTCAATTTCTATTTTTTTAGTCTTACCCACACCAACGGAAGATAACATTATGTATGCCTTATCTTTTTCGTACAATTTTGACCATCCATTTTCTTGGGATTTCTTTTTCACACCATCTGAACTCATGTTTTTTACACCAATCTATATAAGTTGTTTTAGAATTTTTTCTTATTTTATTCTTTGCATTTTGAAAACAGAAACGAATATCATAGTCAGAGTTTTCATCCTCTTGTAACCATAGATGTTTCTTTCTGTCATCCAATGTGAATAAACCTTTTAACTCCACATAAATATTTGTCTGTGGAAAATATAAATCCGGAAGATAACTCCTTTCTATTGCCGGTTGAATAAAGTATAATCTTTCTTTCTCATAGATAAATTTTACTCGTCTTCGTTTTAATTTTGTTATGACTCTCGTTTCAAACTTGGAACGATACTTATCCCTTGTTGTATATCGTGTCATGTAATTCCTTAAAGGTTAAGTCCGGATTTTGTTTTAAATATTTTATAACCCATTTATAAGACCACGCACTTAATCGTAATTGATTTTGAAACCAGTAGTGTGTTTGCTCCGGCATCATTTTAAATAAATTCTTTTCATTAATCTTTTTCTTTTCCTCATCCTCTACCAATGACTGCAACCATTCAACAAGAATGCCCCTTGCTTTCTTTCTTATCTTTTTTATTTTCTTTCTATTCATCTAATAAAGGTAAATCCGTAATTATAATTTCTCCATTAGGAGTATCAAGAACAGTAGTAGTTTTAGTAGAAGAACAACCACTCACTACCACTAACAACAATAATAAAATTATGTTTTTCATTTTATTAAATAAAAAATTTTAAACCCCAACTAATTAATAAATATAAAAGCATACCCATAACTACCGCAATTCCAATACATCCAAAAATAGCATAGACTTTATCCATCTTCGTCATTGTTGTAATTCCTCACATTTTATAGGGTCTTTTACCTTACTACAATAAAATTCCCTTGCTCTCTGATTCTGTGATTTCTTTTTCTTTTCTTTATTCTTTAAAATCTTTTCTTTCTTATTAGGATTTTTATCTGTCTCTGTAACGATATTAACAACCTTTGCTGTTTCTTTTGCAACCATGAATGCACAACCATTTAA